CTATTGTGGCTGCGCGGCTAGGCGTAAAGTCTACGCTGGAGGAGACCCGTACCCAACGCTTTATTGAGATTGCCTCACGAGGGACTATGCCAGTTCCCCTACGCTACTACGCCGCCCACACGGGACGGTGGGGTGGTGATGACAAACTCAATTTACAAAACCTTCCCCGACAATCCCCCTTGAAGAGCGCCATCATGGCACCTGAAGGCCACGTGATGATTGACTCAGACTCCTCCCAGATCGAGGCGCGGACGCTGGCGTGGCTGGCTGGGCAGGATGACCTTGTGGCTGCGTTCGAAGCTGGAGAGGACGTGTACAAGATCATGGCCTCAGCCATCTACAACAAGCCCGTGAGCGCCGTTACTAAGGACGAAAGGTTTGTTGGAAAGACAACTATTCTCGGTTGTGGTTATGGCATGGGTGCGGTGAAGTTCCAAGCCCAGCTAAAGGTGTTCAACGTGGTGCTAGAGCTTGAAGAGTGCCAGCGCATCATTCAGGTGTACCGGCAGACATACCCACACATCGCTGCGTTCTGGAAGGTAGCTGGCAAAGCGTTGGACTACGTGCGCGACAATCAGTCGTTCGAGTTCGGGCGTGGTGGCATTCTTAAAGTTGACGGCAGGAAAGGCATCAGACTGCCCAACGGCTTACACATCAAGTATCCCAACGTGCGGCAAGTACAAAAAGATGACGGCTCATCAGAAACCGTGTACGATACAAAGAGGGGGAAAGCAACCATACCGAATAGGATATACGGCGGTAAGGTGACAGAGAATGTTTGCCAAGCCCTTGCAAGGATCGTGATCGGCGACCAGATGCTAAAGATAGCTAGGAAGTACAAGGTTGTCATGACGGTGCACGATGCGGTTGCTTGCGTAGTGCCAGAAGATGAAGCAGAACGAGCACAAGAGTTCGTCGAGCTGTGTATGAAACTACGCCCTGAGTGGGCACCAGACCTGCCACTTAACTGTGAAGCAGGGCACGGAAGGAGCTACGGAGAATGCTAAATTGATAGTAGACACAATTAACTTTAAGCGAGTATGGGCAGCGATAAATGCGTGGTGGGCAAGTTCCATGGTGGCGGTGCTGCTGTTCCTACTAGGGCTGTACATCGGCAGTATCAACACAGAAAGTCGGATTGTGTCTGACTGCAAGTTTGCTGGGTCATTCCGTGTAGACATCCAAGCATTCACGTGCCAGAGGAAGATATGATTCCAGCATGGTCTTACAGCAGCATCAAAACATTCGATCAGTGCCCGAAGAAGTATTACCACCTGCGCGTACTAAAGGACTTTAAAGATGAGGACTCGACTGCGACGATCTACGGCAAGGAGCTTCATAAAGCGGCGGAAGACTTTATCAAGGACGGAACGCCAATCCCCCCTCGTTTCAGCTTTATGGCAGAAGTTCTGGGTGCGCTTCAGAAGATCGAGGGTGAGAAGCACTGCGAGATTAAGATGGGCATTGCGAAACGGGACGGCAAGTTCGTACCGTGCGACTTCTTCGCTAAGGATGTCTGGTGGCGGGGCATAGCTGACTTGCTCATAGTCAACGAGGAGAAGCGCACTGCCTATCTGGTGGACTACAAGACCAGCAAGAACGCCAAGTACGCAGACACTAAGCAGCTAGACCTGTTGGCCGGTGCGGTGTTCACGCACTTCCCCAAGGTGGTGGAGATCAAGTCGGCACTGCTGTTTGTGGTTAGTAACGAGATGGTTAAGAAAGAACACGAGTTCATGATGCGGACTTCGTATATGAACTCCATGGAGCCGGAGCTTACCCGGCTTGAAGCAGCGATGAAGAACAACGTGTGGAACCCTAACGCCGGGCCGCTGTGTAAGTTCTGCCCGGTCACTGAGTGCGCACATAACAGAAAAGGATAACTATGACTCCAGCCAAGTTAGCAATCGACAACCCCGCCTTCGTACTTCAGAACAAGGATGTTATGGGGCTGGAAGCCGAGATACAGATCGGCCCTAGAGGGGACAAGATGGAGACTTCGGCTGTGTTGACATTCCGCACCAACAATATCAGCGGGTACGATATGAATGTTATGGTGCAAGGTGTGCACGGAAGCCCATGGCAGAAAATTGGACAGGTAGGTGCAATATCTATAGAAATTGTGGGGGACTACGAGCGGGAAATCCTTATAGCCTTTTTGCAGAAGGTGGGTCTGCTGACAGTTCCTGTATTTGGTAAATATGATCGTGGCCCGTTTGAGGGCGAGGAGGAAGAATAATGCCTTACGTAACTAAGAAGCGTCCGTACAAAAAAGAATACGAGCAACAACTTGCCCGAGGTGAGCATGAAGATCGTATGGAACGGCAACGTGCCCGTAACGAGATGGACAAGAAAGGTGTTAAACGCGCCGGGAAAGATATTGACCATGTGGTGCCGCTTTCAAAGGGCGGTACGAATGCGCCATCGAATCTGAAGTTGAAGAAGCCCAGCGCGAACCGTTCGTTCAGTCGCAACTCAGACCATACCGTTAAGAAGAACGCACCTAAAAAATAATGCAAATCGTAGACAACAAAGTCATAGTCATCCGCACTAAGCGCCCGCACTTAGTTACAGAGAAGATTAAGAAGAGCAAGATCATTGGGTGGCTTCCTGATGGGTTTCATGACGTGGCTGTGTACTTCGGCCTGACAGAAGTCCAAGCGTTGACTGACTTAAAGATCAAGGGTGTGCCATCTACGATAGACCGTGACTACAACTGGCCGGGGCAGTTCAAACCGTTTAATCACCAGAAGGAAACGGCTGCATTCCTGACGCTACGCAAACGTGCATTCTGTTTCAACGAGCAGGGTACAGGTAAGACAGCTGCGGTTATCTGGGCGTCTGACTACCTGATGAAGATAGGCGTGGTGCGTCGAGTGCTTATCGTCTGCCCTCTGTCTATTATGAAATCCGCATGGCAGCAAGACTTGTTCAAGTTCGCCGTGCACCGCACCTGCGACATTGCGTACGGTAAGCGGGAGCAACGCATCAAGGTGGTACAGGGTGGGGCTGAGTTTGTCGTCATCAACTTCGACGGACTTGAGATCGTCAAGAACGAGGTAGCGAATGGTGGCTTCGACCTTATCGTGGTTGATGAAGCCTCTGCATATAAGAACATACAGACTAACCGTTGGAAGACGTTGAAGGCTTTGGTCACTCCCGAGACACGCTTGTGGATGCTGACCGGCACACCAGCTGCGCAGTCTCCTGTGGATGCGTTTGGTCTGGCTAAGCTTATCAACCCTGATGGCATCCCTAAGTTTTACGGGCAGTTCCGCGACAAGGTCATGGAGAAGGTTGGGCAGTTCCGCTGGATACCAAGGCAGGATGCTGAAGTCACGGTACACAATGCTTTGCAGCCAGCGATTCGGTTTGAGAAGGCGCAGTGTCTTGACCTGCCAGAGGTTACGCACGTCGAGCGCGATGCACCACTCACGCCTCAGCAAGACAAGTATTACAAGATGCTCAAGCAGTTGATGGTTATGCAAGCAGGTGGCGAAGAAGTTACATCAGTCAATGCTGCGGTGCAGCTTAATAAGTTGCTACAGATTTCTGGCGGTGCTGTGTACTCCGACACTAAAGAGATCATTGAGTTTGATGTGTCAAACCGTCTCAACGTGGTTCAGGAAGTAATCGAAGAAGCAAGTCACAAGGTGCTGGTGTTCGTACCTTTTACACATACGATAACTTTACTGAAGAGCCATCTGACTAAAGCTGGTATTACATGTGACGTAATCAGTGGGCAAGTGTCAGTCAATCAACGCAACGACATCATCAAGCGGTTTCAAGAACAACAAGACCCCAAGGTGTTAATCATTCAGCCACAAGCTGCATCACATGGGTTGACACTAACGGCAGCAAATGTAGTAATCTGGTACGCCCCTGTCACTAGTGTGGAAACGTACTTACAGGCGAATGCTCGTATCAACCGTCCCGGTCAGAAGAATGCAATGACGGTGGTGCACATTAAGGGCAGTGAAGTGGAACGGCGTATGTATAAGATGCTACAAGGAAACATCGCCAACCATACAAAAATAATTGACCTGTACAAACAAGAATTGAATGAAAAATAGTTGACAATGTTCAGGTGTGGTGTATAGTAGGTCTTGGGAAAAGCGGATGCTGGTGTGCGGCACTGCGTGAAGCGGAGCGCAATGCAGCCAGACGCAGCGAGTACCCATTCGTGTTGGTGGAAGTAAGCAGTGCGATGTTGGACGAGCCAAGCGGTGTGTGGCGCTAATAACTACCGCAGCGGGGGCAGGGCGATCCTTTCGTCTGTACTCCAAGTGTCCTGTGACCCCGCACTAACGAAGGAGCTAATTATGAGTTGGTCAGCAAATACACTTGCGGACATCTATTTAAAAATCAGGGATGCACGCAGTGAACTGAAAGAGCAGTATGAAACCAAAGACAAAGAACTAGAAGAGCAGATGAACACAATAGAAAGTCAGCTTCTGGAGATTTGTAAAGAGCAAGATGCAGCGAGTATCAAAACCTCAGCAGGTACGGTGATGCGGCGTGTAGCAACCCGGTACTGGACAAACGATTGGGAAACGATGTACAGCTTTATAAAACAAAACGATGCAGTGGGTTTGTTGGAAAGGCGCATAAGCCAGACTAACATGAAGCAGTTTCTAGAAGAGAACCCGGACTTGTTTCCACCGGGTATGTTGGTCGATAGCACTTATAAAATTACCGTAAGAAGGAGCAAACAATGAGTAATGATGTTTCAATTTTTAAGAGCCGCGATGTAGCGGTTGCAGGTAAGAAAGCCCCTAGCGCCCTGACCCAGTCGTTGATGAAGGGCGGTGCCAAGCTTAAGCGTATCTCGCCACGTAACGGTATGTTCGTTCGTGTAGTTAATGGTGATGCAGCTGGCAAACTCAAAGCACCGCTGCGCGTGGTCATCGTAGGTGTAGCACCTGATGTACAGCGTACGTTCTACGCTAAGGCATACGACCCAAACGCTGAGCCTACAGCGCCAGACTGCTGGACTAATGACGGTAAAAAGCCAGACGTTAGCATCAAAGCCCCACAGGGTAAGACCTGCGAGACCTGCCCACAGAACATCGCTGGTTCAGGCCAAGGCGTTACTAAGGCATGTCGCTTCAAGCGCCGTATCGCAGTAGTGCTGCCAGATGAAGTTGATGGTAACAACCACGGTGACATCTATCAGCTTGAGGTTGCATCCAAGTCTATCTTCGGCAAAGGTGTGGGTCAGGTATTCCCGCTCAATGCTTACATCGACTACGTGATTGCTAACGGTGAGAACATCGACGGTGTGATTACTGAGATCGACTTCAACGAGAACAACAATAATCAATCCGTGCTGTTCCGTGCAGTTGACTTCGTGGCTTCGCATCCAGAGCTGGCAGAGGTGGTTGATGAGGCAGTTGGTTCACCTGAAATCTCCAAGGCTATTCTGCTGAACGTGGCATCCGTGGATAAAGGGGAGGGCACAAATGACGAAGAGTTTGAAACAAAAGCTCCCGTTGCTAAGCAGGTGGTCGCCGATGAAGAAGTTGAGCCGGTGGCTGAGCCTACAAAACGTGCGTCTAAAAAGGCGGAAGTCCCAGCAGCTGCGTCGAAAAAGAGCCTCGCGGACGTTGTAAGTGCGTGGAGTGAAGACGAGTAATGAGCTACGGATACAGCCAGCGTATTGCTAACCTCAACCGACAGGCAGATGCTTCGTCGTTGGGGGTGGCGCTCGGGCGAGCTTGTATCAATACTCATTCCCCCGTAACCGACATTGCGAATAGGTTAGGTGTAAGTCGGACTACCGTTTACAACTGGTTCACAGGGGCGAGCACACCTCACCCGAAGTACCACGCAGCAATCAATAAACTACTGAAGCGATTTAATTAAACGCGACCGCACGACGCGGCCATGTGGGGAGGAGTGATCCTCCCCTTTTTTACCCTAAAACAACAATGACAGACTTTGACCTGCTAGATACAGTGCTCGCCCCCGAGGGGTGGTTTGCTGTTGTAGGCATCAAGGGTAAATCTGTGCAGCAGGAATTAGTCCAGACACGGGAAGAGGTAGATGAAGTAGCGCAAAAGTTTTTGGATGAAGAGCGCAATGTGTACTTTGGATGCGCCAAGTATGAAACTAATGCTAACCGCAAACAGGAAAACGCTAAGTACTTCAAAGCGTTCTGGATGGACATTGACTGTGGGCCAGATAAAGGCACCCCTGATCCTGTAACAGGAAAGATAGAAGGATACTTAGACCAAGCTACAGGACTTAAAGAACTAAAACGGTTTTGCGAAACACTTGGCCTTCCTAGACCTACGCTTGTAGATTCTGGACGTGGGCTACATGTTTACTGGGTGCTCGACGAAGTTATCTCACGAGAGCAGTGGGAGCCAGTGTCGAACCGCTTGAAGGATTTATGCGCTATTCATAACCTGATAGCCGACAACAACTGCTTTGAACCCGCACGTGTGTTGCGTATACCCGGCACACTGAACTTCAAGGACTCACCACCTAGCGAAGTAAGCACTATGGTGTTGGGGCGCACGACGAATCTGGCAGAGATGCGCGAGATACTCAACGTCGTCGATGCACCTAAGAAGATGTTCACGCCACGACCATCCAAGGAGCGCAGTGCGCTGACTCTGTCCTTGATGGGTAACCGGGTGTCGAAGTTCAAGAAGATCATGCTGAAGTCCGCCAACGGTGAAGGCTGTCAGCAGTTAGTCCATTGCTATCAGAACCAAGAGAGCATTAGTTACGACCTATGGCGCTCGGCGCTATCCATCGCGGCGTTCTGTGAGGAAGGCACTGCTGCCGCCCACAAGATGTCTGAGAAGTACCCCGGCTACGACCCGGAAGAAGTTGAGATCAAGGTGCATGACCTCCAGAAGAACGGCGGTCCACACTTCTGCGATACGTTCGAGAAGAACAACCCCGGCGGGTGTGACGGGTGCCAGCACAAGGGCAAGATCACTACACCTATCTTCTTAGGCAAAGAGATAGCCACATCGGAGGTTGATGAGGAAGGCAACTATGTTGTCGAGGATGACATTGGAGAAGAGGAAGAAGAGACTACGCAGCGGTACATACCAGCCTTTCCGTATCCGTTCTTCAGGGGAGCCAAGGGTGGGATTTATCTTAAGTCAGCTGCTGATGGGGAGGATGACAAGCTGGTCTACGAGCACGACCTGTACGTAGTCAAGACCCTCAAAGACCCCGCAGCGGATAACGCGATGTCTGCCTTGATTCGGGTGCACTTACCCAAAGATGGTATGGACGAGTTCTCGGTGCCGCTTGAGCAGATCGTGGGGAAAGAGTCCCCGCTTAAAAAGCTGCTGGCGCGTCGAGGCGTAGTTGGGTTTGCTGGTCAGATGGAGAATCTGACGTATTTTGTTCAGGCTAGTGTGAAGGAGCTACAGTATGCAAAGAGGGCGGAAATCATGAGGGCACAGTTCGGTTGGGCTGATGCCGATAGCAAGTTTATTGTAGGAGACAGGGAGATCACCGCTGATGGTGTGTACTACAGCCCCCCGTCTATGCACACCAAGGGAATCGCGCAGTGGATGAACCCGGTAGGTACCTTAGAAAAATGGCAAGAAGTCTTTAACCTGTATAACAGACCGGGTCTGGAACCCAATGCGTTCGCTGCGTTTACTGCGTTTGGCTCCCCCCTGCTTAAGTTCATGGGGTTGAACGGCGCAATCATCAACGTCATCTTCCGCAAGTCTGGCAGTGGCAAGTCCACCACCCTGTACATGTGCAACAGCGTGTGGGGGCACCCAGAGAAGCTAGTGTCTATCCCACGGGATACCATCAATGCCCGTATGCAGCGGCTTGGCGTGATGAACAATCTGCCGTTCACGATGGACGAGATTACCAATATGTCCGCTGAGGACTTCTCCGACCTGTCGTACGCCATGTCCCAAGGCCGGGGCAAAGACCGGCAAAAGGCACAGAGCAATGAGCTGCGCACCAACCTGACCTCATGGCAGAAC